TACAAACTGTTCAAGTTAATCTTCTTAACTAACTGTCGCTTGTCATAGAATGCTTTTTCTTTATCGTCTTTAGCATTTTTCATTTGTGCTTGTATCTGTTGTCTTTCAGCATACCAACGTTCTAGTAGTCCTGGAACAATACCTTTTACATCACTGTTAAATATTGTACCGTTAGCACTTAGTATCCACGGGTTACCACTTAAGAATACCATCTTGTATATTTCACAACCAGTGGCAATACTTTCAGTACCATCTTCCCATTCAACTACAATTTCAGTTGCTTTGTCTTGAGCCATAACCATTTGATATTCTTTACTACCAAACTCGCCTTCCCATGCTTCTGCAAATGACTTCTTATCTGCCATACGTTCTTTTAGTACAGATTCAGTGTAGTCTTGTCTTAGTTGTCCTACAATAGTTTCATTACCCATATTCAATGCTCTAATGGCACTTGGATACAAACTGTTAATATCAATAGCACCAATCCAGTCATGCATACCTTTTTTAGGATATGCAACGTAGGCACCTGCCGCTTGTGTGTTACCCAGTTCATCTCTGCTTTTACGACTTGGAACAACTAAGCCACGTTCATGTGCTTCGTTAATAATTGCTTGTTCTGTAACTGCCACTGCACCCATTGTTGTTTGTAGTAACACAGTATTAGCATGTCCAAGTTCGTTTGCAAGATCAAGAAACTTTAACTTTTTATCTAACTTATCAAGTAGTGCAACATCTTGTCTACTATAGTCTAAAAACTTTTCAAAGTCATTGTTGTATAGTTGATCAAGTGTTCCTTCATATTGTACTTTACGTTCATCTAATTCATATTCACCAATAGCATCTAAACTATATGAATGCATTTCGTGATATGTATACTTTCTATAAAGTTGCATGTAATCCATATGCACTCTACCAATAGTATCAAATGTAATGTTCTCTGCACCAAAACGTTCAAATGTACGTTTCTTTGGATACTGATTCCATAAGCAAAAACGTCTTGTATCATCTTTGCTTAGTACACGTTTTACTCTATTAACCATGTAAGGTATATCATAACCTTCACTGTTCCAACCACTTAGTATATCTGCATCATCAATAATATCTAAAAATGCATCAAGTAGTTGTGCTTCAGTGTCACATAGTATTGTATTTTCAAACTTGTTTACAATAGCAGTTGCATCTTCTTGTGTCATGCCTTTTGGCTTAACACATAATGTTATCATCTGCTCCATCCACTGTAAGTAAACACTTATAGCAGTTACAGGATTAAACGGATCTTCAGGTGGTGAAAATCCTCTTTCCTTGTCAAAGTCTGTCTCAATATCAAAGAATGCAACATTAAGTTCAGGTGCATTTTGTCCAAGATAGTTTTCTTCTAAACAACGAAATACAGGATTGATATCACTTTCGTAATGTCTAACAGTATTGTTTAATTTTAATTCTTTGCGGAAGTCTCGCATTGTACGACATTGTATCCTGCTAACAGGGTTGCCATAAATGCTTCTGTGTTTGCCTTTCAAGTCATCATAATAAAATACATACTTGGCGGCAAAGTCTTTGTATTCACGTTCACCTTTTGTGTTTCGTTCTACAACGTAAATACGATCTTTGTCTCTGTCGAATAGTGCATCAACGTACATTTGTTCTCCTTGTTGTTATGGCCAACTGTGCCGTGTGTCATGCCGTTAAGGTGGCGAACCTGTATTATCTTTTTATAATAACACATGTATTTGTAAAAGTAAAGAGTTTATTTTGAAACTTCTTCCCAATGTGCTAACTGTAGTGCTTCTTTAAGAGCATCACTTTCACTTTGCAGTTCCACAATCCTATGAAACTGATAAGACTTTAAACTTTGTGCTTTTATCCATTCCATGTGTTGTTCTGCTTCTGCAAGAGTGTTAAATTGCTTTATTATAATAGGATCTTCAATACGTGGTTCATATTCAATTCCGTACATGTTTTTTCCTCCACCAGTTATAAATTCCATATAAACTAATTCCTAACCAAAATACTTCAAGTGTAATATTAGCAATAATAGGTTTATAATACAAGTTAACAAATAATAGTATTGCTACCCCACAGTTGTTAAAACTATACCAAAAACCTTTTGGATCTATTTTGTCTGCTTGTAACATAGCATAGGTTCCTACTAATAATAAAACCCCCATATTACCAACTATGTCACTCCAGTGTAATGCGTAATAATCTACCATGTTCCTAATGCTACTCCAATTCCAATAATGTTAACAACCACAAAGTATAAAGTAATCATCATTACCCAAGCGGCTCCACGTCTATAACTTGCATATGCTTGTGTAATACTTCCTATTAAGAAGCCAGGATATACCATCAACATATTAGGATTGTCTGCAGTTAGTGCCAGCATCATACTAGCATGTACTGTAAATATAAAACTTACTAATTCAAACCAAAATGCTACTTTATCACTAGTATAACTTTTAACCCAAAACTGTTTTATGTTTACCACCAACCTAATGTCCTCCCGTTACCTGAAATAATTAAAGCACAGGTTACAATGTGTAATACAATCCAAAATGTTCTAAACCATAATGCACGTCTTACGTCGTCTTGAGATATAGGCAAGAACTCTGGCTTATCATCGTCAGTAATACCTACTGGCATGCCAACAGTTCTTGCCCAAAATTTAAGAAATCTTCGTTGTCCTGACAATTACTGTTTTCCAGTTGTTGTAAGGATATTTTCTAGTACTGAATAATCATCAGTTGCTTCTGCAAAGTTTCCTTTGTGTGCAACTTTAATTGCTTTCTTTAGTACTGCTGGCTTAATTTGCATTTCTTCTGCAACTGCCTTGATGGTATCATTAAGTCCTGCACTGAGGTCTTCTACCTCTTGCATTACTGTCATACCTTCATTAATAATTGTGATTAGTTTTGCTTTTTCTTCACTATTGAAGACTTTGTCTGCACTCATTGAATCGTCCTTTGTTCAAGTATAATATAACTGTATTGTATATTATAACAAAGGGAATGTCAACCTAAACTTTTGCTTTTGTTAAACTTAATTGTGCAAATACTTCTGATGGTCTTGCACTACTAGGTACTAGACTTATACTAAAGCCTGAAAAATGTCCTGCTTCTGCCATTTTAACAAACTCGTCACCTGTATTAACCATTACATATTTTAACATAGGAAAGTTAATACTAAGTAATCCATCCCATCCATAATTTGCTTTGTAACTGTCAAAGTTTGCTTTGCCATACATTCTTTCTGCTACAACAGGATCGTCTTGCATCATTGCTTGAACAAATGCGGCCGGATCTTTGTGTACTTGACCAAACCATTTTGTAAGCATGTCTTGTCTTTGCTTTTTCTTTTCTGGATCATTTAACGGTAAATCTAGTGCAATGTACGCCACTGCTCTTTTTAATCCAAGACCTTTACTGCCTTGTTCAAAGTGTTGTGCTATACTTGGAAGAGCACTCCAGTATTCTTTTGCTACCATGTTAGTAGGGCCACCTTCTCCAAGACGTCCACCACCTGATGTTGTTTCTGCTTTAACTTCAATACCTGTGCCATTAACTTCAATATCACCGCCATCGCTTTTTAATCTAATTTTATTAGATAGCATAGCAAGTGCATATTCGCCCGGGCCTTTTTGTTTTTTACCTGCTCCAAGCATTGCCATTGCTTGAAATATTTGTGAAGTTGTTTCGTCACCACCAAAGAAATCTCTAACACTTCCTACACCTGGTGTAGTTAACTTTGAAGTTTCAACTACGTTACCTTTAGACAATCTATCTAAAAATGCATTTAAACTTTTGTAGTCAACACCTGCATGAAATATAATTTGTGTTAGTGTTTTTAGTAATGGTTCAATACTAAAAGTATCGTCTTCAGTTGGAGGTCCAAATGCTTGTGCAACTTTACCTGATATGTCTTTATCATGTAATGTTCTGTAGATTCTATCCAGTAATACTAAATCATCATCATTATCTGCTTCAAGTCCACTAACCTTGGAGATAATGGCTTTCTTCATCTCATCATCTTCAAATAAAAATTCTTTTGCTCTCATCAGACTTCCTTATTTCTATACAAACTATTTATCACTAAACTTTGAGATCCTGTCTTGATGTCTACCGCCCTCAAAGTCTGTAATTAAAAACTTTTTAAATATTTCTACTGCAAGAGTGTGATCAGTAATACGCCCGCCCATACATAGTACATTGCAGTTTCCGTGTGAACGTGCAAGTTCTCCCATGTTTATATCAGTACACAATGCCGCTCTTATGTTTCTGTGTTTGTTGGCACACATTGCCATACCCTGCCCTGTACCACAAAGTAGCACACCAAAATCATATCCGTTGTGTTGTAAATAATGTACAACTTTGTCTGCATAGTCAGGATAATCTACACTGTTTTCATCTGTGCATCCTAAGTCTACATAAGCATGTTCTGTAGTAACAAGATATTCTTTAATACGTTGTTTTAATTCGTAACCGCCATGGTCACTTGCTATTACTATTCTCAACTGAACCAGCCAACAAAA